CCCGCGAGTGCGAGGATTGTTATTCACCTTTGACGGCAAGTTGCAGGTTAGCCACGGTTAACCTCCTGCGGCGGTTCCGGTAGCCGCATCCAGTCGGTTACATTGCGACTCTGTGTTTCGAAAAATTCATCACCATTGCGGACAATATCGAAAAACTCTCCGTCTCGATATTGCGCATAAAGAACGAATGCGCCATCACATAAAATAATTACGTGCTGACCATCATCTGGCATTCGCTCACTACAGCTTATCCAACTATCCGGAGTTACCGGAGAGCTGCCATTTACATCGAAGTTTGGCTCTGCGTCCTGAACCAGGAGGATGTAACCATTCTTGGCAGTATCAAGTTCTAACGCCTCGGTGACGGTGCCGAAATAGCGATTACCTAAATCAGCATCACAAGTGCTTACATCAATGGAAACTTCCATCCCTTCGATTAATTCTGGCAAGTTGTAAGTTTGGCTTACAGGCTCTGCTTCCAGCGATGCCAGAGCAATTTCATAAGCCCGGCGCTCAATATTGTCTCGCACGTCCAGGCTGCCGATTCGCTCTTTGATTTCTTTAATCAGTTCTTTGTCGGTGAAAGTGGCCATCTCACTCTCCTTTGATGCGAATGCCTGTTGCAATGCTGTTTATGATGCTGTCAGTGCATGGGGTAGAAAGCTGGGCATCTCCAGCAATTTTCATGACCTCAACATCTGCATATCGAATACCGAGGTGTATCAGACCGGCTATGCCTGACTTAAGCCGAGTATTTTCCATAAATAGAACTTTTGCCCGCTGTTTTTCTTCTTCAAGCTCAACGCGCAGCTTCCTTCCCGTAGCCCCATTTCCTTC